ATTTATTTCGTCCAACCAATAAACCAATTATTCCATAATTAGCTATATCAATAAACGTATCTTCCATTCCTTCTCCTTTAACATAATTTTTACCATTAGTAAGAAGATTTTTTAATCTACTTATTTTATCTGTAAGTCTAATACATAATCCTGTTAGAGAGAATTTCTTGTCTTTTTTGTTGGTTAAATCACCTCCTAGGGCAATATTATTTAATCCATAATCCATATGTTTAGCAGCAAACATCTTATACATTTCAAGTTGTATAATTTGAAATTCTTCAGCTAATTCTGGATATTCACGTTCAAATACTTCTAGAGTTTTGTTTTCATCTGAACCCTTATCCTTGTTATTAACTATAAGGGATTCATGATATGCTTTAATTGTATCACTCATTATACTACTTCTTTAGTATCAAAGTATTTATCTAAAATTTCTAACCTTTCATGCGCCGAAGCTAATAATTTAAGTGCTTCTGTCGCATTTTCCCAGTAATCTTTTGTTGAATGGTCACCAATTCCGGCTGGGTGTTCAGTTATTAATGTTAGACTAGCTAATGCTTTACTTTTGTCAGCTTCAGCTTGGTGTTTTAAAAAATTGTATACTTCTTTTTTCATTTTAATAGGGGTTTTATTTCTTTTTGTTCTAATCCAATACTGGTCAATATACGAAGTACTTCATCATCTCCCAAGAAATTTAAATATTGTCTTACTTCATTTTGTGAACATTCCCAATATTTACTTAAATAGATGAGTAAAGAATCATTATGTTTCTTTATATTAGATTTAATGTACTTATTCCACTTATTATTTTTAGGAATATATTCTCTATAAATTGAATATATTTCTTGTTTATTCTGTGGGTTAATTTTTTGTGCTTCATTAACCAATTCCAAGTAATCACTATTCATAGACATAAATCTATGAATCATATAACTATTCCATAGTTCCCAATCTTTATCGGAAAATATAGAGGGATCAGCCTTAACTGAATTAATTTGTTTTAACCAATCCCAAACATTCTTTATCATTAGAACTAAGACATAACACTTTCATCTGCTAACTCTTCTCTTAGTTCTGGTGGTAGACCATCCGCTAATATTTTATCATTGTATGGATCTACAAAAACTGGTATAGGCATAATAGCATCACTTTCTGTACCTGCTACATACTTAGAAATTTTTCTAAGAATAACCCTTGATTTCCAAATGTTTGTCCCTTTGGAATTTTCTACCCCTTTAGTAGATTTTAAATCTACATTTACTTGAGGTTGTTGAGGTGCTTGACCTCCTGCGTTTCCTGCTTTCATATTATTTATTATTTATTAAATTATTGATTAAACTCATTATATTAATTTCCTTATCAATACGGAAATTTGCTTTATATTGATGGTCATTAACTAAAATAGCTACTGTACCTTCTTTGTTAGGCATATATTCGCTTGCTCGTTCATATAAAGTTCTAAATAGATCTTCATAATCATCTGTATTAGCATTAGCAACTATTTGTCTAATATTTTTAAAATTCGGTTTTGGATTAGTCAATTCAGTTATTACTTCATCTATATAATTAGATGAAAATAAAACTGATTTGTCTAGTACTAATTTCGAATCTACTGTATTTGCTTGTATTGTATTAATACATTTTCTTAGATCGGGATAAAATTGATTAACTATTAATTCTAAATCCTCAACACTAGCTTTTATTTTTTCCCTTTGTACTATTTTTAATAAGTGATTTATTGTATCCGTTTTGTTTGGTGGTACAACTCTTAACACTTGACATCTTGATTGTAGTGGATCTATAATTCTTTCTATATAATTACAAGTTAAAATAAATCTAGTTGTTCTAGAAAATGTTTCTATTATGTTTCGGAGCGACGCTTGCGCTTGTATCGTGAGAAAATCCGCCTCGTCCAAGATAACAACCTTGATGGGCTTAAATGAAGCAACCGATGCGAAACTAGAGACTTTATCCCTAATAGTTTCGATCCCACGCTCGTCAGAAGCGTTAATATAAATGTGATCACAGTCTAAATTTTTAATTATTAACTTTGCTAATGTAGTTTTTCCTGTTCCAGCAGGTCCATAAAAAACAAAATTCTGTATATCATTTTGTTCTAGGTACTTAGATATAACCTTTTTTATATTTTCATTGCCTACATAATTATCTAATACAGTAGGTCTATATTTTTCTACTAATAAACTATGATTAGTATTCTCCATAAATAGAAAACTTTTTAATTGGTTCTGGTTTTACTTCTTCTTCGGTTGTTGAAATAGCAAATAATTTGCTTTGTAGGGGAGCTAACCTGTACTCCCCTTTAAAGCCAGTTTTCACCATATATGCTTCCAAGGTATCGGTAAGCGTTTTATGAACAGGTCCGTCTGGTTCATTTGCAACAAGCCTCCACTTGTCGCCTGGTGGAACTCTGCGAGCAATTAATATATTCTCTTCTATAACCTTCTTTTTTGCCATACTATAATATACGAAAGATTTTATTACATTCCAACTCCTGGTTGAGGAACTCCATTATTTTCATATCCTCTCTCTTTAAACTCATCTGCGTCCTTATCTTCAATGATAGTACACTCAGTAAGTAAAACAGTTCCAGCAACTGATGCTGCATTTTGTAATGCTAATCTAGTTACTTTGGTTGGATCCATAATACCTGATTCTTTATAATCAATCACATCTCCTCTATCAATATCAATTCCAGCCCAATGATCGTTTCCTGAATCAACTAATTTATATTTACCGAATAATTGTGCGTCGGTTTCGCCATATCCAGCATTAAGTAAAATTTGTTCAAATGGTTTACCACATGCTTTGTAAACAATTCTAGCACCTTCACTATCTACATCAATACTTTCTCTAGCATAAAGTAAAGCAACACCACCTCCTGGTAGTATTCCTTCTTCAATAGCAGCTTTTGTAGCATGTAAAGCATCATCAACTCTATCTTTTCTTTCATTCATTTCAGTTTCTGTAAATCCACCTACATGAATAATCGCAACACCACCAACAAATTTAGCTAATCTGTTTTGTAATTGTTCAACTTCATATGGAGTTTTAGCTTTGTCAAGTTGGTTTTGTATTTCTTCAATACGTGCTTCAATTTTCTCAACTTCTCCTTTTCCATCTACTATTGTAGTTTGTTCTTTTTCGATAGTTACTACTCTAGCTTCTCCGAACCAATCCCAACTAAATTTGTCAAGTTTCATTCCTTTTTCTTTACTAAACACAGTACCACCAGTAGTAATAGCTATATCTTCTAGTATTACTTTTCTTCTATCTCCAAAGTCTGGAGCTTTAACAGCACAAACATTTAATGTACCTCTCATTTTATTAACAATAAGAGTAGCTAATGCTTCATTATCTATATCTTCTGCAATAATTAATAATGGTTTTCCTTCAGCACCTACTGCTTCTAATATAGGTAATAATTCTTTAACTGATGATAATCTACCATCAACTATAAGAACAGCTGGGTTTTCAAGTACTGATGTCATATTATTGTTATCAGTAACAAAATAAGGTGATTTATAACCTCTAGAAAATTGCATACCTTCAACAGTTTCAATATAATTATCTGCTGTTCTAGATGATTCAATATGTACAACACCTTGTTGTCCAACTTTATCAACCGCTGTAGCAATTAATTTACCTACTTCAGAATCATTATTTGCTGATACTGTTGCTATTTGTTGTAATTGGTCTTCTTTATCTATATCTTCAGACATATCTTTAAGTGAAGAAACAACTTGTTTTACTGCTGTGTCAATATCTCTTTTTATTTGAACTGCGTTTGCCTTATTATCCAATGCTGTTAAGCCTTCTTTAATAATTTCTCTAGCCAATAAAGTAGATGTAGTAGTTCCATCACCTGCCTTATCTGCTGTTTTAATAGCAGCCCATTTTACTAATTGTACTCCTAATTCTTGATTAGTTTCTTTTAAAACGATATTTTTAGCAACTGTTACACCATCTTTAGTACTTTGAGGTGGTTCTAATATTCCTTTTCCTATAACAACATTTCTACCATTAGGGCCAAGGGTTGAGACAACAGCATCAGCTAAAATATCGATACCTTTTATTAAATTTTTTCTGGCGTCTTTGCCAAATTCTACTTTTTTCATAATCATTTTATATGTCTGTTAAATTTTCTTTATCTTCTTTAGTTACTTCAGTTTCAGCTAATACGTCTTCTACTGGAACTGTTACTTTAGCTAGGATTTGGTTTTCAGGACCAACATAATATTCTTCACCATCAAATTGTAATTTAGTGAATCCCATTGTCGGTAGAACAACTCTATCTCTAACCTTAATAATTGTTTTTAAAAATTCACCTGAATGAGTGTGTTTTCCAGGTCCTACAGCTATAACTTCACCTACTTCATTTAATTCTTTTCCCATATCAGGAACAATAATTCCTCCATGAGTAGTTTCTTCATTTTCAATAGGTTTAACAATAACTGCGTCAAATAGCGCTTCTAAGTTCATAAGTATAATTTTTAATTTTGGTTTCTATTTCTCTATATTCTTCAATAACTTTATCTACTGAAGTGTAATTTTTCTTCGTATGTAATAACTGTTTAGAAATCGATTCTAATGCGCTACCTAAGTTTGGATGGTAAGTTTGGGGTTTATGATATTCCTTTCCTTTACCTTTTGTCCTAAAGTGGTTAGCATTAGGTGTAATTCTCTCCTGCACAGTATAACAATGGTCATCCTTTGTTATAAAATAAGGTTCCAATTTGGGATCCTCAATAATAGTAAGTTGTTTGCTTTTTTTCATGACGCCAATATACGAAAAAACATTTGCTAGGACACGTTTTTTTGTGTAAAATGTTTACTTGATTTTAATCGATTTTGGCTTAGCTTCTTCAGCTAATGGTATAAAAATTGCTAATAGACCATTTGTTAAAGCAGCATCAACATTTCCTAAATCAAATTTAGGTGCTATTTTATACCTTAAATCAAATGATTTTTTAGATAAACCATTATGAATCATTCCATCATGGAATTTATCTTCTTCTGGTTTAGTATAACTTATTTTTAAAGTATCCCCTTCTATATCTAAGACTACGTCTTTCTTAGTAAGACCAGTACAAGCAACTTCAAAATGAAGTCCTGCATCGTCAAAGAAAATATTAAGTGGATGTGGTTGTTTGAAATTTCCAACAGGTTGAAATGTGCTGTCAAGTGATTCCTAAAAAGGATGTCGAAAGGACTTATATGCCTTTCAAAGATTTCTAATGTACTCATATCATTTAGTTTTGTGGAGCCGAAGCTTCCGGTTAATTTAATTTAAAACGCAACTTGTGCCCTAGCTACAATGTTTTGTTTATTATACATATTAATATAATTAGGAAAATTGATTTCTCCAAATTATTTTGTATTTCTTACCAAGTGTAACAATTATCCTCTGGGTTATCTATACTGATAGGTCTAATTCGAGTAACACCATCTTTGTATGCATAACACGGATTAATATAAACATACCCATTACATCCACATTGGTAATCTACTTCCATAGTACAAATAGCATTTGGATCTGGGTCTGTTAAACAATCATTTGTTATTACTTGTTCTTTACTGCAACCTAGTATAACAATAAACATAAGAAGAGCAAATACAAATATTAATGCAATCTTATCTAATTTATCTAGGTTATTTAAATATTTTCTCATTTTAATGGTTCTGTGTTAAAGAAAAACATATGCCAAAGTCTTCCTGATTCAATATCCCACCCAAAATAATCTTGGGCTGCATGGATGCATTTTGCATCAAATATTGCTAATCTATTGTATACATTACCCGCTACATCTACATCTTCGTATGGATGTGGGTCAACAAAAGTATGTTGATTAAATGCGTCGTCAATACTTTTACCATTTACTGGTTCTTGGCTATGTCTAATTTTTGTTTCTTTATGTTGCATTAATCTAGTTCCAGAAGCAACAGGAGCGTCAGGGGTAAGATAAATCATACCCGCCCACATTTGTTGGTCACAATGATAAACTAAAGAAGTACCTGCTATAGCTGATTGGAATCTACCATTCATACCAAAATCTTCCCACATTTCTTTCCCTACAATTTTAGCACCAACAATTTGTTCAAATCTTTCTTTTACTCCATCAAATAAAAATTGCTTTCTTGTTCTCATTCCTAGATATCCTGGGTCGTCAAAATAATATTGCTTTAATGCAAATTCTCTAATCGCATCTGGATCATCATAGAAATTATCTACAATCCACATTCTTGGTTTAGATGCTTTGTTTACTTTAAATTCATTCGAATATCTAATACCATACTGACTATCAGGCTGTGTATCTATGATTTTAATTTTCTTTTTACTCATTGCTTTAATTTATTCGTTACGTGCTATATAATAAATACTATTAATGTCTCCTTCGAATGTAATTTTCATCATTCCTTGTTTAGATATTTTAATACTACAATTATCAATATCTTTATTAGCATTTAATATATCTTTAAAAATATCTGAATTGAAAGGTAACTTTACATCACTATCGTTTATTATCCCTTGTAATTGATATTCTATTTTATTTGAAAATCCTGTATTATCACCAAATAAAAATTCACATACTTCTGTTCCATCTAAATTCTTATTTGTTTGTATTAACATATTATCTACATCACTTAACGCATTTTTAGCTTTAATTAAATTATCTACTTCTTCTCTCTCTAAAGTTAATTCAATATCAAATCCATCTTCAGGATCACTATACCAAGGTGATTTTCCCATTATTAATGTATCAGCTAATGCATAAGATAATTCAAAATTAGTATCGGATATATTTAATTTAGTATGTAATTCACCTTGTTTTTCTGATGATAGTAATAAATCACCATTTGTAATAGATAGTAATTTTATTAATTTATTTGTATCAAATACTCCAATCTCACAGTCTTCAAATTCAAATTTAGATAGTTCTACTTTACATACTCTACCTGACTCGCCAGCATAAACTACTAATGTATTGTCTTTAATTCTCCACTTTACTTGGTTATTTAACCCATTTATGTAATACTTAGAAATAAAGGATTGTAA